GGAGATCTGGAGGTGTATGCAAAGGCATCATGGGAGTACTGGAGCGATCCAGAGGAAGGCTTGCAAGATAAAACTCCTGAACAGATGGCAGAGGCAGAGATAGAGTGCTGGGATTGATTCTAAGACGAAGGGAGAACGTCAGATGATTTCTTATGTTAATAGGAAGGGCAGGAAGGTGCCGCTGGAGCTGAAGAGGCACGCTATCTTTGCTTTTCAGGAGCGGTTTGAGAAGTTGTACAACGTGGCCATATCATGCGCCCAGGCGGAGAAGCATATCGAGGCGAGGTTTCCGGAAGCGGACAGGGTGAAGAATATCAGCAATAAGGAGCACAAGAGGATCAGGAGGCACGGGCATAGCCTGTATTTCAGGGACGAGGATTTCACGTATGTGGTGCATAACGGAGTACTGATCACGATCGAGATTAGCAGGAGAGGGCATAGGGGGCTGAATTGAACGGGTTACGAGTTGCAGGTTACACGTTACGGGTCAAGAAAAGAGGGATTAAGGGATTGAGTACTCACACGGAGCCACAAAGGCGCCGAGGACAAGGAGAGCGCAAAGGTAAAGAGTGGTTTTGTTTTTATGGGGCTGTAGCTTTATTAAGCGGTTGTTGTGGTTATTTTGCTTATGTTGTGTGGAAGGTTTTGGGGAATACATGAACAGTAAGGTTCGCCGCTCCACGGACAAAAGGCGCCGAGGACAAGAAGACGCGAAGAGAGCAAAGGGGGGTAAACAATGGCTTATAGGTGTCCGGGGTGTGGGAGTGAGTTTAAGGAGAGACGGGGTTTGATGTATCATTTTGAAATCCATAACCATTGCGCTGCGAGGTGCCAGGAGTTGCTACAGAGGACTTTGAAGATCAATATGGACGGCCTTGAGAGGATCTTTAAAAAGAGAGGAATATTATGCCAATAATAAAAAATAGCGGTAAAAAGCTTTGTAGGATCTGCAAAGAGCCGCTGCCGGCCACCGGACCGCATAATCAGGTGGTTTGTATTAATCCTGTAACCGAAGCAACTGGCAAGCGGAAGTTGTCCAGGTGTCAGGTTTTGAACCGCAGAAGGCTTTCAGCGGAGAGCAAGGGGTATACCTGGAGTGGTAACCGGTTTGTAAAAGGAGACAAATTGACAGAGGTGGAATGTGAAATATGCCTTGAATCTTTTGTCCCGGATCATCCGCTGCAAAAGATACACATATCCAAGGTGGAAGGGGAGAAGTCGGCGTGCGAGAAAGAGAGACAGAGGAGGTATTCAGAGAAGTTCAGGGATGATTTTAAGGACCAGAACGGGCACCAGTACCAGGGCTCTATACCCTGTCCGGATGCAGACATGCAGCTGAGGGTTTGCCTGGGCAGGTTGTGCACTGAACAGAGTAATTATCCGGGTGAGCTCATGTTTATGAGCACCGGGCCTTATAACCGCGTATGTGCCAGGTGCCAGGATGCTGAGGAGCAGACGCGGCCTAACGGCAGGTATGTTGTTAATTCAGACCCGGGCACAGTGGCAAAGCTTCCGGCTCTTGTTGAGCTTTAGTTTATTGTTATTTGATATGGGATTATGGCCAAAAGATTTACCGATACTAATAAATGGGATAAGTTGTGGTTTCGGAGGCTCAGCCCAGTGCATAAAGCTTTTTGGGAATATCTCCGGGACAGGTGCAGCAATGCCGGTGTATGGGAGGTAGATTTCGAGACGGCTGAGTATTATATCAGGGGTGAGTTAGATATAAAGGAGACAAGAGAGGCTTTTGATGGGCAGTTTCTGGAGATCAACGGAGGAAAACTCTGGTTTATTCCTGATTTTATTGAGTTTCAATATGGAGAATTGTCAGAATCGTGCAATCCTCATAAGCCTGTCATCAGTCAGTTAAAAAAATTAAACCTTTTGGAAGGGTATCTAAAGGGTTTTGAAACCCTTAAGGATAAAGATAAAGAAAAGGATAAGGATATAAGGGGGATTGCAAAGGGGGAATGGTTTGAGAAGCTTTTCTGGCCTGCCTGGCCGAACAAGAAATCGAAGGGCAAAGCGGAAAAGGCGTGGAACTCACTTGATCCGGACGAGCTACTCGTAGCCAAGATATTGGCCAAAATCGAGAAAGCCAAGACTTCGGTGGAGTGGAGACCTGACAACGACAGCGGCAGATCCTTCATCCCCAAACCCTCGACGTGGCTTACCGAGAAGGGGTGGGAGGATGAATACCGGCAGCCACCGGAGATCAACCGCCCACCGTCAGACTGGAAGCCTGTTGAGACGCCAATAAGGACGGAAGCAGGCACAAAGCATATCTCGAAATTGCTAAGCGATGCAGGTGACAAGGCATTCGGAAAGAGAAGGAAAAGGGCATGAGCATTCCTATACCAATATTGAGGATGGGGAGGTACAAGGGCAGACGCTTTGACCAGGTGCCTGAAGAGTATTTGAGAGGACTGCTAAAGATGCCGGGGCTATGGAATACAACGAGAACTCAGATTGAGTATTACCTGAAGTCAAAGCCAAACACAGCAAGCAAGGCAGTTGCTACAAAGAAAGACAGGCTGGATTATAAACCTCAATATTTTAAACCGTCACCGCCCACTCCGGTGAGGACAGAAGAGGGCAAAAAGAGATTCAGAGAACTGTCGAGACAGGTAAAGGAGAGGGTGTTCGGTGATTGATTACATACTAGATCCAAAGATATTTAACTATATTATCATGAGCCTGTATCTTATGGCTGCTATCAGATGGGCGTGTCAAGGAAGCTGGGCCAATAGCTGCTACTGGCTATCAGCACTGGCGATCACGGCGACTGTGACGTTCGGGTATCAGAGATGAAAGGAGGCGGATGATGGAAGATTATTATCATGTTTTTTTCGAAAGGATAGATACTGGTTATTTTTTTTCTACAGGACTTGAAGACGCAGAAGCTGAGCAAGAATACAGAACAAGAGATGGTTGTCCTTATCATTTAGAAATATCCGATAATGGTATACACGGCGAAGGGATAGTATTTCGGATTCATACCGACTACAAAACAAAGAAATTACCACCACACCAGGCGTATCTTAAAAATGTAATTGTTGAATTCGGCTTCGACGAGGCCGCAATTGATATTATTATACAATCATTAAAATCAATTAAAGACTTGAGGCGTATTCAATCCCAGCATCAGCAGGGGGGAATCGTTGCTACTTAATAAACAAAAAGGTACTTTGGCAGGTACAAGCTACACGGGTGCGAATCGAGTGCGCTTTTTCGCAAGCGTGGCAGGTTTTTAAAAGGTTTACGTTACGCGAGGATCTGTGCGGATCACCGGGAGGTGATCGCCAGGGCGATCGCGGGACCTACAAGAACGGAGGGTTTTTTATGAGTGATCCTTTGAAGTATCAGAAATTGAATGAAGCGAGGCACGATCTTGAGCTTGCTATACGGAAATTCAAGGCTGCTTGTGAGGATATAGGCAATAATGTACAGTCGGAGTTGATAGTTGCGGTCTTTAACGCTACAGATAGGGAGATTTGCTTTGAGGAGGTTGTTTGAATCTGTATCATTAGAAATATTCTGTTACGTTACTAATATTATTATTGACAAATTGCAAAAAAATAGTTATGCTCGGTGAAACAAAGCAGCAAAGAGCAAAATCAAAATATGGCGGACGAAATTGATAAAAAAACTGGCTGGAAAAAGCGTATTTCTGATTTGCTTAAAGAGATAGGGCTTATTGATAAAGACTATAAAGGCAAGGTTGTTATTAATATCAATCAAGGAGAAACGAGAAGCGTAGAAGGTACAAAGTACCACAATTAAATCTTAAAATTCGATAACCTATATACCCCGGCAGTATGCGGGATTGATAGAAGGCCGAGTTGATGTATCGGGTGTGTGTTGTGCGCACCGGGATGATACATGGACTCGGCCTTTTTTTATTGGCTTATAAAGAAATTATGGCGAATGAATTTGTAAGGTTGGATTTTGATGTTAAGTCGGTGCAGAGGACGATTGACGAGTTGCCGCGGATCACGAAGAGGGTGACTGCCGGTACTCTTAATAAGGTGGGCCGGAAGGCGAATACTGCGGCCAGGAAGTTTATTACGTCGAATTATAATATTAAGTCCAGGTCTTTGAAGCTGGGCAATCTGGTGAGCCTGCGCAGGGCTGATGCAAGGAAGCCGAATCCGACTTTTACTATATTTATCCGGAAGAGGGCAAGGGGCCTGTTTAAGTATGGTGCGAAGCAACTCAAGACCGGTGTTTCGGTAAGGGTTACGAAGGCAAGAAAGAAGATCAGCAGTGCGTTTATATCCTCATGGAGAAAGGGTGGAATCCAACAGCAGCAGTTTGTTTTTCTCCGGGACAAGGCACTGGGAACCGTTACCAGGATAAGCAAATCCGGACGGCCGTATAAAGCTACTAAAAGACGATCGCTCCTGGGGCCGAGTGTGGCTCAATTATATAACAGCCGGAAGGTGAGAGTGGTTATTAATAAGACGATTGTTGAGAATTATCAGCCGGTGTTTGATGCTGATTTTAAGAAGCAGCTGGATAGGAAGCGGAAATAATAATGAGTAATACATCTACACAATCAGACCAAGGCATGTTAGCGATCGCGGAGAAGGACCCGAACGAGGGGCTTGTTTCTCAGGCGGAGTATGCGCGCATGAAGGATGTATCAAAGGTGTATATCGGGCGGCTGGTAAAGAATGGGACAATCACGCTTGATGACTCCGGCAAAATTGACCCGGATCTGGCTGATAAGCAGATCGAAAATGCAATGCCGGAAGGTATCGGGGTCAAGAAAAAGAAGAGCAGCAGCAAAAAGTCGTCTTTTAGTGAGGCAAAGACCCATGAAAAGAGGATTCAAGTATCCTTATTGGAGTTGAGTTACCAGGAAAAAGCTGGTGAGTTGGTGAAGGCAAAGGATGTCGAGGTTGCCGCGTTTAGTGAGGCAAGGAAGCTGAGAGATAATATGTTGAATATTCCCGACAGGATCTCCGCACTTGTAGCAGCTGAGGACGACGAGAATGTTGTAAGGCAGATCATTACGGACGAAATCGAAAAGGGATTACAAAGCGAATAAATGGTGACAATGCTCAACAATGCTGAGGTTGTTTATAAAGAGGCTTTCGAGGCAGGGCTTGCGCTTGACCCTAAACTAAACATAGACGAGTGGGCGGACGAGCACATGATCCTCTCTTCTGATGGAAGCGCGGAGCCTGGTAGATACAGGACCAGCCGTGTGCCGTTTATGAAAGAAATAATGGAATGTCTCAGCCCTGCGCACCCGTGTAACAGGGTGGTCCTCATGAAACCGTCGCAGATATCCGGAACTCAGCTGATCATTAACTGGGTGGGTTATTGCATACACTTGTGTCCTGGACCATTCCTCATAGTAGAACCTACCGTCGATATGGCAAAAAAGCTTTCTAAACAGAGGCTTGCTCCCGCAATAAGAGACACACCGGTACTGGAGGAGAGGATAACCCCTGCCAGAGAGAAGGATAGCGGAAACACGGTATTATCAAAAGAGTATCCGGGCGGGATAGTGGTATTGACAGGTGCAAACAGCGCGGCGGGCCTGCGCATGATGCCTGTCAGGAATTTGGCACTGGACGAGGTGGATGCATATCCCCTGGACGTCGAGGGCGAGGGCGATCCCGTATCACTGGCAGAGAAAAGGACGGTTACTTTCGGCAGCAGGCGCAAGGTATTTATACCATCATCTCCCACAGAGACAGGGGCGTCTTTGATCGAAAGGGAGTACGACCAGAGTGATCAGCGCAGGTTTAACGTGCCGTGTCCACATTGCGGCACTAAGCAGGTTTTATCCTGGAAGAATATAAAGTTTGAGAGGGACGAGAAGTATAACCTTATCGGCGATGTTACTTATATGTGTAATACATGCGCTGCACTTATCGAAGAGCGTCACAAAACTGAGATGCTGGCCAAAGGCGAATGGATCGCCGAGAACCAGGAGGACGGTCAGTGCCCGGGCTTTCACTTAAACGCCCTGTATGCGCCTATCGGCTGGATCTCATGGAAGGAAATTGTAAAAGATTTCCTGAAATTCAAAAAGCTCAAGAGTGAACCGCTACAGAAGACGTGGACAAATACTATTCTGGCGGAGACATGGGAGTCGCAGGGCAAGGAGGTTGAGTATACCGGCCTTTATAACAGGCGCGAGGAGTTCCCTGACCAGATCAACTCTGATATTGTGCTTATCACGGCAGCGGTTGACGTACAGGATGACCGCCTGGAGGTGAAGACTGTGGGCTGGGCGTCGTTTGAGGAGTCTTATGTTCTGGAGGTTAAATTTCTCAAGGGATCTCCGGGCCTACCGACAGTATGGAGGAATCTGGATGAATTTCTATTGAAGACGTATATCCATGAACGCGGACTTATGAGGATTGTTTGTACGGCAGTGGACACAGGCGGACATCACACTAAAGAGGTGTATGATTTCGTAAAAGAGAGGGGAAGTCGCAACATCTACGCAATCAAGGGCGCCAGCCTGGCCGGGCAGCCGATAAGCGGAAAACCATCAAAGCAGAAAAACGGGGTAGATCTCTACATGGTTGGAACGGATACCGCGAAGGACCTGCTATTTAACCGGCTTACTATATCAGAGCAAGGACCAGGTTATATACACTTTCCTACTACGCTGACCGAAGAGTATTTTAAGCAGCTCACGGCTGAGAAAAAGATAACGAAATACGTCAAGGGGTTTAAGAAATTTGAATGGGTAAAGACCAGGGAGCGCAACGAGGCGCTGGACCTGTTTGTTTATAACATAGCCGCGCTTAACATTGTGGCTTTTATCGTGTATCCGAACCTTACTATCGTACAGATGCTGGACGGATTGGCCGAACAGCAGCGGAAAATGTCGGCTCCGGAGGCGGCCAGTACGACAAGCGGTGGGCGGATGATTAACGAAGGGGAGAGAGTCGAATGAGTTCAAGCAGCTTATTGACGGAGTGCGAAACAGCCATATCTATGGTTATGAGAGGAAAATCATATAGCATTGGAGGGCGTTCTTACACAAGAGAAGACTTGAAGGAGCTTAGAGAGTTCAGGAAAGAGTTAAGGGCGGAAGTGGCCAGGGAGACAAATAGCGGGATAGAGGTAAGTGGCATTACGCCGGTGGATGATTGAGGTGTTAAAAAACCATGAGTGATGATAAACAGATGCAGCCTGAGAGATATAGTGTTGAGCCGATCTCAAGGATTTATTGTATTAATATGGATTGTTACAACCTTGTCACAGACCAGACTTGCTGCAATTTAAAAGCCGTCACTATAAACCATAAAGGCGTATGTGACGACATGGTGAAGATTAAAAACAAAAGGAAAAAAAATAAATGAAACCCCAAATAAATACCAATGCCTTGCCAGATTTTGTCCGCCGAAAACTTGAGCTAAATGGTACGGTATCGGCACAGGCGGGGGCGTATCATGGCGGGTCTCGGAAGCGGAGGCAGTCGCATGGGTGGAAGCCTGGCGGAGGAGATGCTGATGCGGATACGTTGTTTGATCTGGCATCGCTAAGGGAACGCAGCAGGGATTTGTTACGAAACCAGCCTATTGCAACCGGTGCTATAAATACAAATTGTGTCAATGTGGTGGGCTCCGGTCTCAAGATGCAGTCCCGGATTGATAGGAAAGTGCTCGGTATGGATGAAGATCCGGCGGAGGAGTGGCAGCGAAACACTGAGAGGGAGTGGAAGTCGTGGGCGGATAATCTTGATTGTTCCCTGGACAGAGGCGGCAATTTTGCCGATATCACAAATCTGGTCTTTCGTTCTGCGCTTGAGAGTGGCGACGTATTTGCACTCCTGGCCAATGTGGTGCGTCCGACTTCACCATACGGCCTGAAAATACAACTCATTGAGGCTGACAGGGTACGCAATGAGAATGACACCCAGGATAAGACAGAACTGACAGCCGGTGTTGAAAAGGACAGCTTCGGAGCGCCTAAAAGGTATCACATAAGCACCACACATCCGGGCACTGTAAAGACACCTTATGCGCGTAAATGGGATAAAAGGGACGTATTTACCAAGTCCGGACGCAGGAATATTATACATGTGTATGAAAAGTTAAGACCGGACCAGACCAGGGGTGTGCCGTATCTAGCGCCTGTCACAGAATTACTCAAGCAGCTGGGTAAATTTACAAATGCAGAAATCATGAGCGCGGTTATCAACTCGTATTTCACTGTATTTGTAAAATCTCCGGATGGAGACACAGGACTGGCACCGTTCCAGCCAACTACAGAGACAGGTGGCAAAGCGTCTGATGATGACTATAAAATGGGCATGGGTGCATTTGTAAAGCTTGCAAATGGCGAGAGTGTAGAGTTTGCAGATCCAAAACGGCCTAACCAGAACTTTGACCAGTTTGTAGAGGCTATTTTTCGTCAGATAGGTACGGCGCTGGGGTTGCCGTTTGAGGTGCTGGTGCAGCACTTCCAGAAAAGCTATTCAGCGGCCAGGACAAGTATGTTGCTGGCGTGGAAGATGTTCAGCACCCGCAGATCGTGGCTGGTAAACCATTTCTGTGATCCGGTGTATGAGGCGTGGATGGAAGAGGCGGTATTGCGCGGCAGGGTAGCGGCGCCAGGCTTTCTCGATGATCCGATCATACGCCAGGCTTATCTCGGTAATACATGGATCGGCCCTTCACCGGGACAGATTGACCCGGTCAAGGAGACTAAGGCGGCAGGCGAGAGGCTGGCGCTGAGGCTGACTACCAGATCCGGAGAGGCGGCAGCTATCGGAGAGGACTTTGACCAGAATATTGAGCAGTCTGCACGGGAAGAGAAGCAGATCAAAGACCTGGGACTGGCGGATTCAAAGTCAACTGTTACCGATGACGATATTAAGGACGCAGATAAGGATTAAATAATTTTAATTTTTTTTTGAGGAGACGTAAGTATGGGTGATAGGGATAAACAGAACAGATCGCCACAGGCAAGCGCGGAGAAGTTTGGAGCCGGGCAGGTAAGGATAACAAACAACAAAAACGAGGTAATGGGTCAACTAGTAAATGTGTCCGGCGACATGATGGGTATGTTGTCAAGGGTTGAGGAGGTCAGGCTTGACGGGTTGGACTGCAAGATAACGTCCAGATCGTTAGCTATTAATTCAAACAATAACGATTATGGACTCACACTGAAAACTTCTCACGCTTCAACAGTTAAAGCGATTAAGGATAAGAAAACGCGAAAGTGGGTTTCTCCACAGACCAAAAAATAGAGAGATCCTTCGACTCCGCTCAGGATGACGGGGCTCGTGTTACGAGTTGCAGGCTACGAGTTTAAAAGGGAGTAAAAAATTATGGATAAATTATTGACTATGCCGTTGTTGTGGGCGATTTTGCCGGATCAGGTTGGCATGACTCAGCACGCTTTTATGTCTTATTTGAAGCAGTCACTGGTTGTAGACAGTGAGGTATTGAAAACAGAGGCGAGTCTACTTGACGTCGATATCGACAAAATGCCGTCAACATTCATTATGGATGGACAGATTGCTATCATGCAGATTGAAGGCACCATCACACCGAGCGCTGATATTTTTTCCCGGCTGTTCGGAGGAGCCACAATCGACGTGATGACCAGGGATTTTAAGGCATTGGTAGGCGATGATAATGTCAAGGCGATTGTGCTGGATATAGATTCTCCTGGCGGAGTTGTGCATGGGGGCTTTGAGTTTGCGGAGTTGGTGTATGGTGCCAGGTCGTTAAAGCCGATTATTGCAATTTCCGGTACAATGATGACATCACTGGCGATGTTGATTGCTTCGGCAGCCGAGGATGTATTCATCACCAGTGAGAGCGTTATAACCGGCTCAATCGGTACTATTGCAAATCATGTTGATATATCCGGGCTTGAAAAGAGCCTGGGCATCAAGACTACACCTATCACCGCCGGCAAGTTCAAGGCGATCGCCTCCGCCTTTGCACCTCTTTCTGTAGAAGGACGTGCGGATATACAAAGGCAGCTTGATCATGTAAATGATGCGCTGGTTGAAACTATAGCAAGGTTTAAAGGGGTAAGTGTGGATACTGTTAATTCAAAGATGGGTGACGGCAAGGTGTTTATTGGATCTCAGGGGATTGAGGCCGGGCTGGCCGACGGCATCATAGAGCCTGATGAATTAATAGAACGTATTAACGCGCTGGTTAAATAAAGACAGTGCAAATTAATTGTATAATTTTTATAGGAGAAAAGGTTATGTCATTGTTTGGAAAGGATGTAAAGCCGTCTGTAGAAGCCTTACAGAAAGATCACCCTGGTATATATCAGGAAGTGATGGCGCTGGGCGAAGCAAAGGCACAGGATGGCATCGAAGCTGTCAAGGCTGAGGCGTTTGATGCGGGTAAGGTAGAGGGAAAAGCAGAAGGGCAGTCAGCCGGTGAGGTAATTGGCGCAAAGAATGAGCTGGCAAGGGTACTGGCGGTAGAGGCGGCGTGTATACCAGGGCATGAGAAGCTTGTAGCCACACTCAAGGCGGATGGCAAGACTACAGGCCCGGAAGCCGCTGCGCAGGTTGTAAAGGCTGAGAACGAAAAGAGGGCAAGCGGCCTGACAAACCTCCAGGAAGAGGCGGCTGATCCGGTGGCACCGGAGAATGTTGACTCAACAGTACCGGAAGCAAAGACACCGGATGAAGCGCTGAAAGCAGCCTGGGACGGTAAACAGGGCGCAGCATTAAAGGCTGAGTTTGGTGAAAATGGTTTTGACAGTTATGTCGGCTATTTTAAGGCAGACGCCACTTTTAACAAAACAGGCAAAATCTCTCTGTAGTTGATTAAAGTATTTAGGTTATAGGAATTTAAGTATTTAAGAATTTAAAATTTTAACAGGAGATTGAATTATGACGACTTTAGCAGTTAATGAACAGGTAGATCATGTGATTGGTGACATGGGCGCTTACCCGGTTGTTGCTTCTGACATTATCTACACACGGTCAGCAGTCGGACTGGTAGATGCTTCCGGCCATGCACAGCCACTAACATCAGCAGATAAGTTTGTCGGTTTTTGTACTGAAAAGGCAGACAACTCAAGCGGCTCGGCTGCGGATATTGACGTACAGGTGAGCCGTAGGGGTGTGATCAAGTTATCTGTTTCCGGGGCAGTTATTACAGACGTCAACCAGCCGGTTTATGCTACAGATGACAATGCTTTTGTATTCAATCCGGTAGGGGGTGTATTTATCGGCTTTGTTCACAGGTTTGTATCAGCAGGGGTGGCTGAGGTTTCATACGATGCGAATAACTTCATTGATCCATACTCTTTCTACGGTGCGCCAGGCGAGTATGAGACAGTTAGCGGAAACACAACGCTGGATATTGAAGACAACGGCAAGGTTCTGTTTGTCGATACAGATGCAATCACGATCACACTGCCAGCGGTAGCGACTCCGGTGAATTGTACCATAGTAAATATCGGGGCATTCGGCACGATCCTGGTATCAGTATCACCAAACGCATCAGACATGATACACGCCCCTGACATTGCAGGCACAAATGATAAGGACCATCTCAACACTAAGGCCACGGCCAGAAGAGGAGACCTTGTGCAGCTACGCACAGGAGATGCGGACGGATGGGTTGTCAGTAACCAGAAAGGCACCTGGGCACAGGAGGCGTAAGGCAATTAGAATTTATTATTGACGATTGAATATTGAAAAAGATGGCAAACGATAGCAACGACAAAACAAAGACTTATCTCAACGAAACACTGAGGAAGGTATTAGTGGAGACGCACGAAGGTATCAGCGTCCCTCTGCTTAATCGTAACACTGAGCAGATTATCATTAATTGTCACGGCGGATCTGTTGTAGATGTAAAGCCTTTGTTGAAATTTAAGTAACATCCCTCACCCTACCCTCTTCCCAAATGGGAGAGGGGAAAGTGGGGGGTAAGTATATTCGGAAAGGTCACCTCCTGTATGGAGCAATGAAAGCCCGGATTTGTGCGAAATCTAATTTTGCCCAGATTCGGGCTTTTTTAATCATTTACAGGAGGTGTAGCATGTTATCAGCATTGAGCAGCAGAGCAATAAAAGGAGAGTTTTACAATGTGCTCTCACAGAGCACCGGAGTACCCTGGGTGGAAGAGATCTCTATGTTTTTCGAGTCAGACCAGGCCAGTGAGACATACGAGCAGCTCGGCCAGGTGCCAACCATGCAGGAGTGGAAGAGCGGCAGAAATGCAAAGATGCTTGATATGTTAGGCAATCTCACTATAGTCAACAAACACTTCGAGGCAACACTTCAGGTACTAAAGTCTGAGATCAGACGCGACAAGACCGGCCAGGTGCAGATCAGGATCAATGAGCTTGTAAGAAGAGCGCAGTCGCACTGGGCAAAAATACTCACAGACCTCCTTATTACAGGGCAGTCAGTAGCTTGCCAGGATGGTCAATTCTTCTTTGATACAGACCACGCAGAAGGCAACAACACCACAAGCCAGGACAATGACCTGACTAATAACATCACGACAGCCGCCGCACCTACTTCTGCCGAGATGCAGACTGGTATCCTGGACTGTATCTCTGCGATAGTCGGATTCAAGGATAACGAGAATGAGCCTATGAATGAAGATGCAAGCATGTTCAGGGTGATGATACCGACTAACATGATGCAGGCAGCCGCCGCAGCAGTCAACAGCCCGATTGTATCAGGAGACACAAACGTGATTCACAGCCTTGGTGACTTCCAGGTGAAGTTTAGCGTAAACGCAAGACTGACCACTACAACAGAGTTTTATGTGTTCAGGGCTGATGGCAACGGCACAAAGGCGCTAATCAGACAGGAAGAGACACCGCTTGAGATAGACTCACAAGCTGAAGGTTCAGCGGAAGAGTTTAACAATAAGAGGCATCTCTACGGTGTTGATTCGTGGAGAAACGTAGGATTCGGAATGTGGCAGAATGCTTGCCTGATGACGTATACATAACGAGTTGCGAGTTGCACGTTACGGGTTACGAGTTAGAAGATTTCAGGGGGCGGGGGACTGAGTTCCCCGCTCATACCCTAATAAAATACCATGACTTTTAAAGACGATTTATTGACTGATGCTAAGAATGTTTTTCTCGCCGGTAACGACGAGTTTGACGAGAGTGTTTCGTATACGCCCAGCGGGGAGAGTGCGCGGTCTATCAATGTCGTGATGGTACGGGATAAGGTAGAGCCGAACGATGAGAATAAGAGGCTGACGTTACATAACCAGGCGGAGATGTACATAGCAAACGACGCCACGGACGGTGTGACGTCTATTAATAAGACGGCCGACCGCGTAGCGATCACAGACAGGGACGGAAACGCTCAGACGGCAAGGATAGTAGAGATTATCTCAAGTGATGATGGGATGTGGCATGTACTTGTGGAGTGGTAGAACGATTGCGGATTTCGGATTTCTGAATGCGGAATTAAAAAGGACGATTTATGGCTGATACTGTACGGGAAAAGATACTGGCGGATTTGAAGACGACCCTGGAGGGGCTTACTACCGGAAATGGGTATAACTTCGATTTTACATCGGACACGGTACAGAGGCAGTCGATACACGGTAACAGCACCACAGAGCTGCCGATGATTGTGGTGTCGCCGGGTGATCAGTCCCAAAAGCCACTGGCGAATGCACTATCCCACTGCTCGATGGAGGTTTTCCTTCCGGCTTTTTACACCCATCAGCCCACAGACTCAATCTCTACAGACGGTCGCCTTAACCAGCTTGAGGGCGATATCAAGAAGATCGTCATGGTAGATGAAACTCGCGGAGGTAATGCGCTGAGCACTCAGGTGACATCGTCGTCACCGTTTGAACCGGAAGAGGAGCAGAGGTACGCAGGGATTGTGATCGGGCTGTTAATCGAATACCGACATTTAACGAGTGACCCGGAAACTGCGGGTTAAAAATAAAGGATAAAGACAATGGCAAATAAAAAACCAGGGTTTGTCAATACTGTCAATGATGCGTCTGTACGTAAAGTTATACACGATGGTAAAGACGTGCAGACGGAACCATTGAAGGAGACAAAACCAAAAGCGAAAACGAAGGGGGTAAGCGACAATGCTGACAAAACGTAGAGTAGTAGCGGCGAAAGCCGAGTCCAC